ATTTGTGTGGGCAGGAGTCTGCCGGAATGGGGCATTCACGGGGTTTACCCTAGTGAGTGCACTGTTGTCGGTGGTCGTTCTTGTCTTGATCATGAACATGGAGTTGTGGAGTCTTGCGTTGCTAATGCGCGTTTTGCTGCGTGTCGCCTAAATTATTGGGCGAATGCTTTAGATGTCGATAGCAGTGATCCTGCTGTCGTGAGATCGTTTTTATGTGCCATGGCCTCTTTTAGCAGCTTCGAGGAAGAAGTTGCTGAAAGTCAGGCTCATGGTGATGATGTTTCACCCGAGAAGGGTGGTTCATCTGAGCCTGGCCGTATGGCCAAGCTCGCTAATTGGATGTCTGGCGGCTTTTCTAGTCGTTTGGCTTCCGCTGTATCGTCGGTGTCGGAGAGTTCTGGACTTGTATCCAAAACTTTGTCTGCTGTTGTTGGTGCGTTTGAGAGCGTTAAGAGCGCTCTTGGTTGGACTCGTGATTTTCTCTTTAATAAGGAGAACGCACGAGTTGTCGCCGTGATTTTCTTGGTTGTGATGTGTCGTGTCGCAATCAATAATATCGTGGAGACCTTAATCTCAGCTTTCGGTGTTTTAGCCGAAGCGGGATTTGAATTGTTTGGGTCCGCCTGGGAGATTTTGAAGTCTCTTGTTGGAGGGCTCACGACATGGATTTCTTCTCCGTTCACGAGCGATGAGGAGAAGGACGAAAATGTCGTGAGCCAGGCTGGCGGTGCTAGTTCTTTGTTGGCCCTTGCAATGATGACTTTTTTGCCGTCCGAGTTGCTCGGACCTAAAAGTTTTTCATCTGCTCTCAAGATTGTACCTCAACTTGAGAAAGCCATTGGAATTGGATTTGAAGGTGTCGACTGTTTGTTGACTCTTCTACCCACTTGTGTGATGGATTTTTGCATCAAAATGGGTTATGTACACCCATTTGGTCATTATCCTGACCGTGTCCATGAAGCTGTTGATGAGTTGACAGCTTGTATGTTGCTCGTCCGTACTAGTATGGATGACTCCAAGTTTATCATTCGCTTTGTTAGAGCTTATGATAACTTGGAGTCTGTATTTTATCTCGAGTTTCAACGTACTCGGGCTGAACGTACACTTATTGAGAATAAGTGCACTAAGTTGCTTCGTGATGCTAAGGAGTATTACGAAAATTGTAAGACTAAACTGGCTAAATGTGCAGTGCCAGAAGCTACTGGAGTCGCCTTTTGTGGCAACCCTGGTATCGGAAAATCCTTTATGCTTAAAGGTTTCTTTGCCGCCTTGCGTCCTAACTTGCCGGAAGGGGATCGTATGTATTCTATGGTCAAAGAACTTGATCATTGGGATAATTATGATGGGCAGTTTGCTGTCGTCAACGATGATTTTGGTAGTAATGAGAGGGACACTACCCTCCAAGCCGACATGGCAATTCGTGCTATATCTAGCACCCCCATGACGGTTCCAATGGCCTCCCTTCGTGAGAAGGGGACTATGTTTACGTCGGAGTTGTATTGCTTGACTACCAATAAGGAGTGGGAATCTCACTTTGGTGGTGTTAATCAAATGGCGTTCAAACGTCGTTTTATCTCCTGGTGGGTCACCCTTGATGGACGTTTTGTTGCTGACGGTGGGCTTCTTGATAAGAAGAAGCTCGCTGCTTTGTCCCCGAAGGAAGCTAGTACATATCCTCATTTGCGGTTCTACCCGTATTTGGTGGATTTTACCGGTGGTCGTGTTGTGGTTAAAAAGAGTCGCGGTTACGACACTTTTGACCAGGTGGTTGTTAAAGTTAAAGCTTTGCTTACCGCTAAGAAGATGGCATTTAATGCCGAACTTGCGACTATTGAAGCTTTGATTCAACGTATGGATGGTGATATTGCGTCACTTGAGTCGATTGAAGGTCCTGTCCTTGATGCTCCAGTCGTGGAGGAGGAACATAAGGATCTTTTTGATGATACGGATGCGGTTTCGCAATCAGCCCCGAATCGATCTGAGCATGACTTTGTCCTTGCCAAGAAGGAGAACAAAGTCGAGTTCAAGAGTAAGTTTTCACAAGCGGCTTGGAGTGCTGAAGGTATTAAAATACCACCCGAAGGCGCTTATGATTACCTTGTGGTACGTGCTAGATTCATGCTTGATGAGTATGAGTGTCCCACGAATGAGTTGTTGTCTAAGATAACTCAGCGAGTTGGTTGGGGGCGATATTCCAGTTTTCCTCTGCCTCCTCATTGTCGCATGGGAGATTTGTTTGTTGCGTCTAAGCGTGGTTCACCAATTTGGGTTGATCGGACACCTCCGAAGAAACCTATTGTTGAGTTAAAACCTCTTACCCCACCCACTACCACGCCTAGTAGTTTTGATGCAGATCTTGCTATGGATCTCGCTGCTGGTGAGAGAAAGCGGCTCGATGATGAATCTGAACTTCAGATGGATCGATATGAGGAATCTTTCGATCGTCGTGGTTTGGAGCTTGCTAGTTCTATACAGCGAGCTACTCCAGTTCAGATTGCCAAGCTTACGTACTTACAGGATCGCTTGCGTCCCCTTAAGAAGCTTGTTAACAATCATTGCCCTAAGCGTACAACCATCTTGACCACTACGGCCAAGGTTGTTGCTGCTTTAATCGTCATTCGTGCTGCTATTTGGGGTGCTAAGAAATTAGTGTCTCTGTTTTCGGATGTCACGTCTCAATCGGATCCGCGCCATATGCAAGAAGATATGGAGCGTAATCTTGAACGTCAAGATTTTCTTGAAGGTATGTACGAAATGTATCTCGAGGATTGTGACCGCGCTCAAAAGCGTGGTGACGATTTTGATAAGTGGTTGTCGAAGGACTCCATAAAAGAGGCTCGAGAGCGTTGGGAGTTGGAAGATGCTCAACTGATGCGTGAGCGTGAAGAAGCTGATGCGTATGATAGAGCTGCTGGTTTTTGGGAGGAAGACAGAGCTCGTGCTAAGATTCATTCGCGTCATCGTAGAGTTCGTCCTGAATCTATGCCCAACCCGAAGGTTGAGGCAATGCGTTCTGCCGTTAAGTTGATTGGCAACGGATGTGGGTCTATTGTGACTCCTTACGGGAAATTGCACTGTCTTCTAATTAAATCGAAGATGCTGCTTGTACCTGTGCATGCTTTCCGAAAGAATGGAGAGTGGATCGATGATGATTCGCTTTTCGAAGTGAAGTTTGAGAGCGTTGCCCATTCTGTACGATTTGTTCGTACGAATGTGACTGTTTCAGGAGGTTCTTTTTCTGCACGCGAATTACACGATGTGTGTATTTATCGTTTGCCTGAGAATTTCCCTGCTTCTCGTGACCTCAGTGGACATTTCGCCACTGAAGATGATTTTCTCCAAATGCAACGATTGGAGTTGTGTTTTATGATGAGACGGGGCTTTGATAAGAAGCTTGTTGTTCCCATGGCCATCCCAAAGCAGCAAGGTAAACGCCTTGCTTGGGCTTCTGGCAGTGGTAACAAAGATTTGTTCACAACAGATCGTCTTGTTTATCGTTCATTTGGTGTTGGTGATTGTGGTGGCATTATCATCGGTGTTGATGGTAATGGTGTTGTCAAGATTTATGGTTGGCATGTTGCCGGTATCACTTCTGCTTTCTCTGAAGAGCAAGGTATCGGCGTTCCCTTAACTCGTAAGTTATTGGAAAATATGTCAATTGAGTTTGTCACGAGTGAAGCTAAGAGTTTTATTCCCGTTCGCGCGGAGTATGTCCTTATTGAGGAGAACGTACCGGTCAATAATACTTTGTCTCAAAAAACAAAGTTTGTACCTTCTCCCCTGTTTTCAGCTCCTGAGTTGGCTCATATTGATAAAGAACCTGCCTTACTTGGAATAGACCCTCGTTGTAAGGGTCTTACTGGTGAATCATTGTGCGTCATGGAAATGAATCGTGCTGAGTTCCCCCAATTTAAAGTTGATTCCGATGAGATGAGAGAGATCTTTCAGGATATTCTTGAGCAAGATATGGAAAATACCCGCAATGAGCCTCGTCGCATCCTTACTGAGTTTGAAGCCATTAATGGAGCTCCCGATTTGCCTTATTTGCGTGCCATTTGTATGAAAACCTCTCGTGGTTGGCCACACAAGTTTCGTGCTGAATTGAAAGGTCAAGGTAAGTTACCTCTCTTTTCTGGACAACCTGGTTCTTGGATTGTCTCTGATTCTCTTTTGCGTGAAGAGATTGATAAGGCTATGGATGATTTGCGAAATGGTCGTAAACCTAATTTCACCATGATTTATGCCTTGAAAGATGAATTGAAAACAGCAGCCAAGATTAAGCAACAACGTACTCGTGTTGTTACTATTGCTCAACTTGCCCAAACCATTATTATACGTATGTATTTTGGTTGTTATATTAATGCTATCACTAAGCAATTTAATTATGGCGAGTCTGCGCTTGGCATGAATGTGGGATCTCGCGACTGGGAGACTATGATCAATTATCTTTGCGAGGTTGGCACTGAAGCTTTTGCCGCCGATTTCAAGAAGTTTGAGAGTTTACTTACTCCTCAAATTGCAAACGACGGTATTGCTCCGTGCGTTTCCTCTTGGTACGGGGGTGATGAAGAATCAACTCGGATCAGATTTGCTCTGATTGACTCTTGTGTGTGCACTAAAATTCTTGTGGGTACGACCATCTACATGATGAAGGGAGGCACAAAATCAGGGGTTGCCGGAACCACTATTTTGTTTAATAACCTTATGTGTAGGTTTTACTTGCGTTATGCGTTTTTGCAAATTGCTAAGCAGCAGGCTCCTCAGATGGCTCACATGCGTGCGTATCGCACTTATTGTAGAGCTAAAGTTCTTGGTGATGATCACATCGTCACCCGTGGACGTAAGGTTGAATGGTTTAATTTTAAAACCGTCAAAGAGTGTCTGGGACTGCTCGGTATTGAGTACACTGACCCTTCTAAAGGAGCAGATGGACCGCCTAGTGCGCATGTCCATACGTTGCAGTTTTTGAAGTTGACCACTCGTGTCGACCCTAATATCTTTGAAGGAGTGAAGGTATTTGGAGTTCCTGAGCTTGAGGAATCCATGTCTGGGTTGCGGTATGTTCGTAGGACTTTGCCCTCCCATGTTGCGATCACTTTGAATTGTGATGATGTGCTTCGTCGTAATTTTGGTCGTGGTCGTAAAGAGTTTCAGGAGATTCGGGATAAACTTATCCTGATGTTGCGGCGTGCCAATATTGGTGCCGGACTTATTACTTGGGAAGCTTGTTGCGCTCTTTGGGAGCATCGGAAGTTAGTGCCGGAGGAAATTGGTGACATCGACTGGTCATTGACCGGCGAGACTCCAGAGCCTTATGCTAGCAGTTATAATGTTGAGGTTTTCCTTGACATCACTGAAGAACACGTTCAGTGCCAAATGCTTGCTGGAGACGCTGGTATGGAGGTGCTTAATGCACCGCGTCCTGTGATGGTGGTGACACCTGAGGAACGCGTTCAACCATTGCCCCAGCGGTCGTCTGGGCGTAGTATTGTTGATTTGTGCAAGCGTGCCAATCGATGGCGTGCTATTCGTCCAGGAATGAACGAGTTCCCATTGTCTCGAGTTTTCGATCCCCGCCCTACAGCGACAGGTGCATCACTTGGTGGACACATGTGTTATTGGAGCAGACTGTATGCAGTTTACTCTGGAGGCATGCGTTTTAAAGCTAAGTTAACTTCCGAGATTAATGTAGCTTACGTGCCCGAGATGCCCTTTGGTGCGGCCACACTTGGCCCTGCCATTTTTGGACCCAGCCTAACGCCTGGCTTGGGCCCTATTGGTACTTCTATTACCAGTAATTTTATCGATATTGAGTGTCCTTTCGAATCTCAATATCATTTGTGCAAAGTTCCACGAATTCCCACAGACTATACTAGCCTCACATCTTTTTGTGGGTGCTTAGTTCTTGAGAATGTCGCTTCTGACCCGGCGGCAACTTTGTACGTGTCTGGATCTGATAATATCAGGTTTGGCATGATTCGTGAGGTCCCCCGACTCGTTCCTTTTATTCCGGATGAGAAGGAGGATATTGAGATTGTTGAATCTCAAATGTTGCGTTCTGGAGTTTCGTTTCAGGATGCTGCTCAACCTGCGCTTTCTACTGCGCTTCGTGGCGTTCCTAACAAGATGAGGCAAGATGATTGTGGTGAACAAGGTATTTCCTTTGTTGACCTTGCTGCGCGCCCACAATTTGTGAGAAATTTTGTGTGGGACACTTCGAACAGTGTCGGTCAAATTCTCTATTCGGCACGAGTCCCTTGGGATTTGTTGGCTGGTGTAAACATTACACCATTTAAAGCGTTTATGTATTTTCAAGGAGATGTTGAAATTACAGTGCAAATGCAATCACAACCCTTTCAACAGGGTAAGTTGATATGCTATTTTGTTCCACTCGCCGAGCCTGCTGAAGTTGCATCTTTTATTGCGACTTCGCTTACATCTCAAACCGTCGGGATTAGTATTCAACTACCTGCCGGTGAACCTAGGGACGTTACTATACGCGTTCCTTTTGTGCATTTTCTGAAAAGATTGTCGTTCACTCGGTCCACAACACAGACCTTGGGAACTTTTGTGGTCTCCGTGTTCAACACTTTGAACGTCGGAGAATCAACCCAAAACTATTGCAATATGTCGGTATTTGTCAAATTTCCGCGAGCTGATTTTCAAGTTCTCGACCCACAATTGGGCCTTGATCCTGATGATGAGAAGGTGGAATCCCAAGGAGGAGTCCTAGGGAAAGTTCGGAATGTAACTCGCGCCTTGGATAAAGGCGTTGATTTTGCTCAATCTGTCAGTGGCGCAGTCGAAGGATTTGCGTTGGATGCCCCAAGTATTGCTGTTGATCCTATCCCTATTGTTAGGCGTGGATTTCCAGTTCTAGCTGCGGTGGAGAAGGTTGAGTTTTCCGAGTTCCTTGGAGAAAGACCCTCTGAACAACGCTTGGCCGTTGGCTCCGAGTTTGGACTCGGAGTCGATGAGCAAATGCTCACAGCCCTTCGAAAGAGGCTGTCGTTTTCGCAAACATTTCGTTGGACCTTTGAGGACGCACCTAATGCGCTCCTTTTGGAAGGTATCATCACACCATGCCCTGGTGTTCTGCTTGCGTCTGCAGCATTTCAACCAACACTTATGGAGTATGCTTGCTTGCCGTTTTCTTACTGGCGAGGCTCTTTGAAGTTTTTGATTGAATTTGTTGGCACATCATTCCACAGTGGAAGATTGGCGTTCATCACCCGTCTTGGCAAACAACCAGGCGGCGCAGTGTCGTTGGTTGATTCCATGTCCCAATATGCTAGTATTCTGGATATGACTGGTTCAAACCCAACGTTTGAGCTGGAGATTCCCTGGCGTTCGGATCGGGAGATGTGTTCGATACCTCATAGTAGGTTATCCGGTCTCAATTTCTTTGATATTGCCACAGGAGTGTGGCAGCTTGTCGTGCTGAATCAACTTCAGTACAACGAGGCGGTGGCGCCTTACGTCGATGTGAATGTGTATTTGTCTGTTGGTGATGATTTTATCACCGATTTTGCTGGCAATGGTTTGTCGAACAATTTACAGTTCGAGAATTCATATGTCTAGTTGTGTGTCGTGTGTACTGTGTTG